GTTGTCCATCTTCAGCATAAGAGCATCAAATACGGGAAGAACAGTTGCTGTAGTAAGTTCTGTGGTATCAGCCGCTCTCTTTGTACCAGCTGTTTCTGCCGTAGGGTCGTCAATCTTTGTCCAATCAGCATAAATCTTGGAAATGGTATAAGCATCCATCTCGGGGAACTTATGCTCTTCGTTAAAGACTTGCGTGATGTTTGCAATAGTTGCAACCATGTTTGTCTGGTCAATATCCATGGGATGTACAAGAGTAGACCACTTACGTTCATTAACAAGTGTCTTGGTCTCCCATGCATTGCTATAATTACGCTGAGCCATTGCAACAGTATCTCTATCAGCGGCTACACGACCGGTTGTAGAGATGCTGGGAATTTCAATCGTCTTAGCGTTTACCCAACGATATCTATTGTTGTTGGGAGTAGAATACAGCGCACCAAAGTTCAGAACATACGGAAATGCCTGAGCAAGTGCCCTGGAATATTCTTTTGCGTAGTTAATTGCGGCGGCAGTTGTGCCTTGATTCGTAGTAACGGGCATAGTTTTATCTCCTTTAATTATTCATCGTGAGGACGAACTCCCATAAAGTTAAACGCTTCTGCAAACGCATTAGATTCAACTGGACTAGGATTTCCGCCCTGTGTAGGACTAACAAATGTTGGCTTTGCAGGAGTCGGTTCCGGTTCTTTTGTCTCAGTAACAAATGCATCTGCATTATTGGCAGAATACGTTGTAACAAAATCTTCTGCACCAAGAATAACTCCACTATCCATTTTAAGTTCTTTCGCAATCATTGATTGGATGAAGTCTCTTTTTGCGGCATTACTGGTGAACTTCTTACTGTTGGCAAAATCTTTTACAGCAAATTCATACGCTTGTTTTTTAAGCTGTTCTTTATACGCCTTAATATCAGTATCATACTTTGTCTGAAGATTTGTAAAATCTCCTGTAAGTGCTGTAAGTTTTTCTGCATCTGTTCCAGCGGCAGTAAGTTTCTGCTGAAGGTCTGCTAAATCTGTATCACGCTGAGTAATAGTATTTTGCAGAGTTTCAATTTCTTTGTCTTTTGCGGAAATTTCATCATTGTGCTTGTTTTTGGAATAATATTTTCCCTCATTAATATCCTCAAACTTTGCACCCTTTGCAAGTTCCACAAATTCTTCGTAAGTAAGTGTACCGTTTTCTGCCTTGTCAAAAACTTCTTTAATAATCATGTATTGCTCCTTTACAATCTTTATCTCTGTTATTTGTATTTCCGCATTACAGTGTGCGGTTGATTGTGCGCTTTTTTAACTGTTCTTGCGCTGAACTGCAAAATACCACATATAAGGGGGTCGCGGCCTTATATGTGGTATCTGGATGAAAGTTAACACTGAACGACAAGTTCCATTAACTTCTTTGTCATTATATAGTATTTCCAAATATTTGTAAATAATATTATTTCACACTAATTCGTTTATATCCACTTACTCGCATTTTTTGTGTTTTTATACTCAATCCGCAAGCTTTGGAAAATATCTTATAGTCATTAGTGTATCTATTTATTTTAGCTTGATACTCTTTTGCAAGTTCATCATCTCCAGCTTCTCTTGCGGCTATTTGACCATCTTTTGCGTATCTGATAAGTGTTTCAAGTTCTCTTTGTTTTTGTGTACATTCGTACATTGTTAAATGCTTACCATTGGATAGTGTATAACCTTCATGATTCCTTTTAATATTTGCATCAAGCTGTTCTTGTGTATAATTTGGTTTTGTAACTCCAACAATTATTGACCATGCAAAATGTCTGCAATTTAATGTTCCAATTGCTCTACGCATTGCGGGAAATTTATTTCCGTTTATATCTTCAAATGCTTTTTCACTTTGCATATCTTCCCAATTCTTGTTTGTAAATTGATGCCCTTGAATTGGTTCATGGTCTGGTGCTGAAAACTCATGTACAGATAGTTCTTTTCCATCTGAACCAAATTGTTTTCCAACTTCATCTTGCACACCCTGGTTTATTGCTCTTACACCATCTAATAGATTTCTTCTTACAGCCGTATCTAATCTCTGTGTGTAGACTTTCCCGCTAGGAGTATTCTACGTTACCCTCCTTAATCCGCTTTCTGTAAGTTGCTTTAGTGTTCTGCGCATAGCAGTATTATAATCAACTGTTCCGCTTTGAACTGCTTGGACTGCTTCATCAACAACTGAGTAATAAGTTTGTGCAATTGGTGTTGGTTTTAATGTGTCAGGATGCTTTAAATCACGAATCATAAAAGCTTGTGCTTTTGCTGTGTTAACATAAGTATCCGCAGTTTGTTTTGCCACTGCCTTTACAACTCGTTGTAACTGCACATTTTTATCAAATGGTACATAAGATTTATGTCTATAATCATAATATGGTTTAGCATCTATATACGCATCAAGTGCAACTTCCCGAATTAAACTTTTGATGTCTGCAACTTGAAGACTTGTTTGTTTAGCAATCTCTGCATTTATTTTTCTTACATCTGCACCGGATTTTAATATGCGTATCAACCTATGGATATCAGACGGAAGCAATCCACCTATTTCTTTAATACGTTTTGCAATAATACTAATAACATAGGTGTTAATTGCTTCCTGTCTATCTATGATTGGTTGTACAAGTTTTTCAAGTGCATCTTCACTTAACATTAGCAAAAGCCTCTGTTTTTAAAATCACAATCTTCATACCACGGACAATTGTTACAATAGCGTATTCCAATATACATATTACATCCCCATTGCATTTAATCGTGTTTCATTTGCTTGTTGCATCAAATCACGTTCCATTGCTTGTGCACTTTCAGCATCAACTTGCCTAAGTGCTTCTTGTGCTTGTCTTTCAGTTTCTCCAAAATACCACATACGTGTTTCAATTTTACTAGAGATACCGTTTTGCATTAATGTAATACGTTTACCCAGTTCTGCATCAACATCGGTAATAATAGAATCATCCCACTCAAAGTTTACATCATAATCACCATCAGGAGTGATTTCGTACAAATCACAATACACATTCATGATGTAGATTACATCTCGTAACGTATCTTCAATGGCTTGCTGAATATCTGCATTCGTTTGATAACTTCTCTGCTTCAGAATCTTTAATTCGGTTGCGGTTCTTGCTTCAGCGGCCGCATCTGAAAGTGTTCCTCTTGAAAGACCTGTTACATCTTCAATACGCATCAAGATGGTATTAAGACCGTTAATGTAATTTGAATCACGTAAAGACGGTGCATAAGGTTGATATGTATCACCTGTTTGGCTAATATCAATCTTTCTGTAAAGTCTCGATTGAAGATTGTTCATTACAGAATGATATCCACCGGAACCATCTTCCATAAATCCTAATGCATCACGGTCAATATCAATTGCAAGTTCGCCACCTTCGTATTCCCAAAGAAGTCTGGAATACTGCATATCTGCATCTTTAATTAGATTTACAGCACGACTAAAACCAGATACTCCGAGTGGACTTGTTGTGTCAACTGTATTTGCTTCAGGCATTTTAAAGTAAGCAAAAAGCGGTTTTTTAACATTTTTAATTGTTGTACTATCTTGTAAATCTTTCCACTCATTCACCTCGGATAACGGTACTTCTTGTCCCAAATCAAGTCCGGACATATCGCCTTGATTTGAATTATTTGTGGACTTATATGCCTTATTTATAATCTGAACGCTTGAACCTTTCCATTTATGATATTCAAGCCTTCTATAAATCGTATCTTTCTCTGTTTTTGTCTGAAGAAAAGCGGCTTCAGTAATTTTTCCAGCGGCATCAAATGCAAGCGGGAAAAAACAATCTGCTTGAATAAAGTCAAATTCAATATCTGCTGAAGTTTCTGCATCTTCATCATTATTAATAATTACATAAGGTTTAATTACCAATCCACCCTTTGCAATTCCATATTCAATCTGTTTTCTTAATTGCTTCTTCAGTTTTTTATACTGAGATTCAAGATACTCAGCACGTGCCGTATCTGTAAGTGGTTTGTCTTCAATAATTGTTTTTGGTTCTGAAGAAGTAATAATATTTCCAAATGCATCAGGTTCAGGTTCTTTATATTTAGGATTATCAACTTCAACTTCTTCTGTTGGTGTTGTTATTTCACTTT